GTGGGAGCTCATGAACGTAGAATAATCGAGTGTTTCCTTCCTTGGCTTTTTTAACAGTAACGGGTTCATCTTTTAATGCAACATTGAATATAGTATCACTCATATACCCATTTTTATATTGGTTCAAAATTTCTTTCATACGTTCAACAACTGGAGCACTAGCTTCCCTGGTAACTCCATCCTCAGAAAGAGGAAGGTATTTACTCTTTTTACCAGGAAAGTTAAAGCCTGCTGCTGTCGAAGCATTAATTCTATTCAAATAATCATCATCTGTATATCCATTTATAGCATTTTCAACAGTATATGGCGAAAGTTTTAAATCCCCATGCTCATTTTTTATCCGCTCCCGAATTAGTGGGAGCAAATAATTAAAAGCCCGGGATGCTTCAGATACTCTATCCATGCTGATTTCCTTACAAAAATGCTTCAAAGCGTTATTTTGTGGGGAAATATAGCCATTACCACGATTAACTGATTTCATCATTGGAGCTGTGTAATAAGTGGTTTGTTTACAATTTGTTATAGCTTCAATTGCTGGAACACTATCAGAAAATATATTTGGAGCTACAGTTGAGTTCCTATTGACCAAAGCTGGACCAATTGATCCATACCATTCAACGTGAGGAATTGCAATATGCATAAAAGGGGACTTCTTATTTATACTCTGTTTAAGTTTACTAAAAATAGGAGACACATTTGATTGGCATTTTAAGTCCATAAGGTTATACTTGCTCATAAGTCTATCATAACCACTTTTAATATTTCCTTGGAGAGTAGGCATAGCGAAGCCAGTACTGCCATTAACATCACCAACACAATGCATACCCAATATACAAAAACTAGTGCCTACCTGTGCATAGAGAACGTTTCCACATAAACCATTACCACAGTATCCTTCATATACATAATAGCAACTCCATGTACTAGATTCGACTTTAAGATGTTCATTAACGAAACGAGCTACTGTCTTAATATCTCCAATATAACTAGCACCCATGGAAATACGTTTATGTGAAAAATGCGGCAAAACATCTTTGTATGAACGAGTACATAGGACTAGAGTAATATCTTCACCAAGATCTAAGAAAGCATCAACACTTATAGTATGCGTTGGCTGGGTGGGATCACGAGTAATGCTTATATATATCTTGTATCCATTATCCCGTGCTTCCTTATGAAAGTGGGTATTAAGCATAGCAACCTTACCTTTCACACCAAAACAATGACGTGAGACTCGATCCCCATATACCCTGACTAAAAACCAATAATCATCAATTCTCTGAACAAACTGCTTAAAATCATTATAATCATTCTTAAAAGGATAACTGGGATGTATCTCATGCATAACATTCCACGACCATGGGTCTGTTTTAGGCTTAACACGCTTATAGGGCAATGCACACCCAGAATCAGATTCAATAGTTTCACA